TGGTATAAAGGGTACACAAATTTTTCGTAACGGAGGAAAAAAATAATGTCAGGATATGTAAGAGCAGTAAATTTTGTTAAAAATTTAGTTAAAGGTAAAAAAACTTCACCAACTATTGTTGGTACTACACCAAATGTTGGTAATTTAAAAAAGAATAAAGAGACTTTTGATAAACTTAAAAAAATTACAGACACCTATGTTGTAAAAGCAGGTAAAGTTGATCCGGGTTTAAAAAAAGCACTTAGAGATTCAGGTTCTAAATCATTACAAAAAACAGATAATATTTTAAGAAGAAATAAAGAATCAAAAAAAATGTTTAAAACAGTTGAAAGTAAAAAAGATGGCGGAAGAATGGGTCTTAAATTTGGTGGTGGAGCTGACAAACAACTTTCATCTAAACAAATGAAAATTGCATCACTAGCAGGTAACAAGAAAAAAATTGATGGACCTGATTTTAAAAAACTTAGAGCAATGAAATCACCAATTTCTAAATCAGTAAAAAAAGCATAATGGCTAAACTCTGCGCAAAAGGCAAAGCAGCCGCTAAAAGAAAATTCAAAGTCTACCCTTCGGCATACGCGAACATGTATGGTTCAGCAGTATGTTCTGGTAAAGTTACACCAGGTGGCAAGAAGAAAAGAAAAAAAGCTATGGGTGGTGGAATGATGGATATGACTAGAATGAAATACCTTAAAGGAGGACAAGTATAATGGCATTTGATTTCCCATCAGTAGCAACTGAAAAAAGAAAAGCTAAAGAAAAAAATAAAAAACCTATCACTACAAAAGGTAGTACGGTAAAAGAAGAAAAAGAAGATAAAAAATATGCTAAAACTTTTAAACCTGTTCTTGGCAAAAAAGAAGGGATTAAAAAAGAAATATCTATAACGCAACTAGATGATGCTTTAAGTAGAACTAAAAATACAAATAAAATTTCTGATAAAGGTTTAAAAAAAGTAGTAGATGCTGCAGCAGATGATGCACAATTAACTCGTTCATTAAGAAAAATGGAAAGAGATTTATTTAGAGTCGGTGGAAGAGCCGGATACAAAGATGGCTCTAAAGGTTGTGGAAAAGCCAAAGCAGGAAGAGGAAGAGCTTACGGAAAGAATTCGTAATGCGTACACACTTTTCAAAAGGTGGTTTAAGACAATGGGTAGCGGAGAAATGGGTAGACATTGGAGCGCCGAAGAAAGACGGCAAATATCAACCTTGCGGGAGAAGCAAAGGCTCAAAGAGGAAATATCCAAAATGCGTCCCACTTGCAAAAGCCACACGGATGTCAAAAGGGCAAAAGGCGAGTGCTGTCAAACGAAAAAGAGCAGCTGGTAATCCTGGCGGTAAACCAACTAACGTAAAAACATTTGCATAATGAACTTAGAAAAAGATTTACAAAGATTAAAAAAAGAAAAAGCATTAAAAGAATCTGCTATTGCTCAACTTAGAAAAAGAAGTAAAGACTCTTTAGCTAGACCTAGAGCAGAAAAAAATATACTATCTAACAACCCTAACATGCAAAAAATCTAATGAGAAAAAAAGAAAATCCTATTAGAAAAACTACTACAGGTAAGGGTGCTAATTATAGAAAAACAAAATCTGGAGCTGGAATGACAGCTAAAGGTGTAAGAGCTTACAGGGCAGCAAACCCTGGAAGTAAATTAAAAACAGCCGTGACTGGTAAAGTGAAGCCAGGATCAAAAGCTGCTAATCGTAGGAAGTCATACTGCGCAAGATCACTTGGACAATTAAAACGGTCATCAGCAAAAACTCGTAACGATCCTAATTCTCGAATCAGACAAGCACGGAGAAGATGGAAATGTTAAATGCAATTAGAAACAGTAATCAATAAAACTTTAAGATTCCTAGATTCAAGAATAGATCAATTGTCAATATCAGTAACGTCCGGTAGTGTTGACAATATGGAAAATTACAAGTATATAATAGGACAAATCAATGCACTGGAATCAGTGCGTCAGGAAATCTCTAACCTGCTAAACGATAAGGAGCACAATGAAGGAACAGTCATCGATATTAACACCAAACAATGATCTTATTGGTGTAAAGAAATCAGAGAAAAAAGAAGAAGGAAAAATTCCGAAACCTACGGGTTGGAGAATAATGGTTTTACCTTTCAAGATGAAAGAGAAAACTAAAGGTGGATTAGTATTAGCCGAAACTACTTTAGAAAAGCAACAAGTCGCTTCTCAATGTGGTTTGGTTTTAGCTATGGGCCCACAATGTTATAAGGATAAGGAGAGATATCCTGAAGGCCCGTGGTGCAAGGTCAATGATTGGGTAATGTTTGCACGTTACGCCGGATCACGGATCAAGATAGATGGTGGGGAAATTCGTCTGCTAAACGACGATGAAGTGTTAGCAACAATTGATAGTCCAGAGGACATCTTGCATGAGTTTTAATCATAGGAAGGAGTAACTATGCCAGACGAAGAAAAAAAACTAGTACCTATTGATACATCAGGACCTGATGCAGAAATAGCTATTGAAGAAACAAAAGACGAAGCCGTTGTAGAAACGGAAAACACGGAACAAGAACAAGGAACAGATAAATCATATGAAAATGAAAGAGAAACAAAATTAGAAGAAAAAAAATCCGACGAAACTTTAGAGGACTACAGCAAAGGTGTACAATCTCGTATTGCGAAACTAACTCGTAAGATGAGAGAAGCGGAAAGAAGAGAACAAGCCGCTATTGATTATGCTAAAGGTGTAGAGGAAAAAAGAAGAGCATTAGAAGCTAGGTTTGAAAAAACTGATGCTGATTATGTTAAAAAATTTGAGACAAGTATCTCAACAGGTTTAGAAGCTGCACAAAAAGAATTAGCTGCTGCTATTGAATCTGGTGATGCAAATGCTCAAGTTGAGGCGAACAAAAGAATTGCAACTCTTGCTTTTGAGAATGCAAAACTAGAGCAAGCCAAAGCGGGTAGAGAAGAGAAACAGGCTGAGAAACCTGTATTGTCTGAACCACCGGTTCGGACCCAACAAATGGATGATCCAATTAATCCAGATCCTAAAGCTGAAGCATGGGCTTCTCAAAACTCATGGTTTGGTACTGATAAAGCAATGACTTATACTGCTTTTGAAATACATAAGGATTTAACGGAAAAAGAAGGATACGATCCTAACTCAAATGAGTATTATGCAGAAGTTGATAAAAGAATAAGAATTGACTTTCCGCATAAATTTGGTAATACTGAAACTAAGCAATCGACCGCCCCTGTTCAGACAGTGGCTTCAGCTACAAGAAGCGTAAAGCCTGGTCGCAAAACTGTGAGACTCACATCATCACAGGTAGCAATAGCTAAAAAATTAGGTGTGCCACTCGAAGAGTACGCAAAACAATTAAAACACACGAAGGAAGGAGCGTAAAATGGAAAAAGAAAAAGAAAATACTTCTCGTGCGAGCCAAACACGGTCAAAGTCTGAAAGACCAAAAGTGTGGGTTCCACCGTCATCTCTAGATGCACCCCCTGCACCTGATGGATTCAGGTATAGATGGATAAGAGCTGAAGTTGTAGGCTTTCAAGATACAAAAAATATAACTGGACGTTTAAGAGAAGGTTATGAATTAGTTAGATCTGAAGAAGTCGAAAATGCAAGCGATTACCCAACCGTTGAAGACGGTAAATACAAGGGAGTGATTGGGGTTGGTGGCCTTCTTCTTGCGAAGGTACCTAATGAGATCGCAGAGCAACGTCAACAGTATATGTCTGATAGACATAAAGAACGTAACGAAGCCGTAAACAACGACCTTATGAGGGAGCAGGATAGTAGAATGCCTATCAATGTTGATAGACAATCTCGTGTAACCTTCGGTGGTACTAAAAAGTAATTTTTAAATCACTGAATTAAATTAAACCGTACTGGAGGCCCTTCGGGGCAGGTACATAAGGAGTAATAACTATGGCAAATAGAAACGAACAAGGTTTTGGTTATACTGCGGCAGGTGTTCTGGGTTCAACTCCAGCAACTTCTGGTCAAGGTAAATACAAAATCGATGCGGGTTATGGTACTACTATATACAATGGCGGGATGGTAGCATCTGCTGCTGGTTATATTGTGGACGGTCAAACGGCCGCTGCACCTGTAATTGGAACGCTTAACGGAATTTTCTACAACGCGGCTACAACTTTGAAGCCAACGTTTGCGAATTTTTACAAAGCAACGATTACACCAGCAAACAGTGAAGACATCACTGCTTTTGTATTCGATAACCCACACCAACAATATGTAGTAGCAACAGATGCTGCTGTAACACAAGCAGGATTTTTAGAGACGTATGATATGAATGCATCAGCTGGTAGCGATACCACTGGTAGATCATCTTCGACTTTAGATATCGGTGTTACAGGAAACGACAACAAATCACTAAGACTTTTAAGAGTAGCAGAAGATCCTGAAAATGAGGATATTACTGCAGCTTTCTGTTCAGTGGTTGTTTGTCCGAATCTAATCGAGCTACAATCGTAATAGGAGAATAGGAGATAAATTATGGCAATATCACGATCACAACTAGTTAAAGAACTAGAGCCAGGATTGAATGCACTATTCGGCCTGGAATATAAAAGGTATGAAAATCAGCATGCTGAGATTTATACTGAGGAATCATCTGACAGAGCTTTTGAAGAAGAAGTTATGTTATCTGGTTTCGCTAACGCACAAGTTAAAGGTGAAGGTGCTGGTGTTTCATTTGATGAAGCGCAAGAAACTTTCACTGCTAGATACACTCACGAGACTGTAGCTTTAGCGTTCGCAATCACTGAAGAAGCGATTGAGGACAACTTGTATGATAGACTTGCGTCTAGATATACAAAAGCTTTAGCAAGATCTATGAGTAACGCTAAGCAAGTAAAAGCTGTTGATCCATTAATTAATGGTTTCACAACTTTCCAATCTGGTGACGGTGTAGCATTAATGGCTACTAACCACCCGACTGTAGCAGGAACGTTCGCTAATGAATTAGCGACTTCTTCTGACTTGAACGAAACTTCATTAGAGCAATCAATGATTGACATTGGTAAAATGACTGATGAAAGAGGTTTAAGAGTTGCAGCAAGAGGAGTAAAAATGATTATTCCTTCTGAGCTACAATTTACAGCTGAAAGACTTATGAAGTCTCAAGGTAGAGTTGGAACAGCTGATAACGATATCAATGCAATCGTATCTATGGGTATGGTTCCTCAAGGTTATAGAGTGAACAACTACCTAACAGATGCAGATGCGTTCTATATCTTAACAGACGTGCCTAACGGTATGAAAATGTTCAACAGAGCACCATTGACAACTGCAATGGAAGGCGACTTTGACACTGGTAACGTAAGATACAAAGCTAGAGAAAGATACTCTTTCGGAGTTTCTGACCCTAGAGGTATTTTTGGTTCGCCAGGAGCGTAATCAATAATTTTTGTGGCGGGACATAGTTCCGCCACAATCATAAAATAAACGGTGAGATTCATGAAAAAATTTTTAGTTAACATTTGGGCGTACGATCATCACGCCAAATTTGAAGTAGAATCAGAAGATTCCCCAACTGACCTGGAACAATCAATCCTTGACAAACTTGGAGAAAACAGTATAGTTTGGGAAAACCTTGGAGTTAGTTATGACAACAAGGTGAATAGAATAACCTATGAGGAGGTTATAGATGATACAAGACCTATACAAAGCAAAAAGGTCCTTGGAGTTGAAGTGGGAACAGGAGCATCTGGATAATAACAGATATACTCTTGAAATGGTCAAGATTGATGACAAAGTAAAAGAGATCATCACAAAGATCAAGCTGGAAGAAGCAGCAATTGCCCACAGACAGAACAATGTTGAAGGTTCTGCTCCAGAAGTTTCAGTAGCTACTTAAACAAAAGCTACATCGTTGAATAAATTCAATTCACACTACAGGCTCTCTTGCACTCTACTAAAAACTAGTATATAGTTTTATTACTATATAAATTAATTAGAACATAGACGCGTATAGTCGACGGCCTAGAGACTATGTTCGGAAACTAGGAGGATATAATTATGGCAAATACTACATTTCAAGGACCGGTACGATCAGAAAACGGTTTTGAAGTAATAACTAAAAACACATCAACAGGTGCTCTTACATCTACAATGAGTCTTAAAGAGTTCACTGCAACTATTACAGTCGCTAATGGTGCTACTACAGGAAAAGAAACTTCTATTCAAATTCCTACAAACTTTATTCCATTGGGAATTGGTGTCGTAGTAACTACGGCTTCAGTTAACGCTGTTAACTTAGTTGACATTGGAACAGATGCTGACACAGACGGTTATGTTGATGGAGCTTCTTTAGCTCTTAATACAACTGGTTGGAAAGGTTTCTTAGGTTGCAATGGTGTACTTGGTATGTCTGGTTTTGCACCAGGAGTAGCTGGTTTAGCTGGAGACGAAGTTGAGTTGGTTGTTTCAGGTGATCCAGGTGGAGATACTGTAATCGTTCTAAAAATATTTGGAATTGATTCAACATCTGACACACAATAATAAATAATTAGTGTGGGGCTACGGCCCCACATATTAATTTTAACGGAGAAAACAATATGTCATCAGACCAAAAATTTACAACACTTACAGCTGACGGACAGGTGAAAACTTTTTCTGGAGGATCTACTAATATTGGTCCTGCTAGAGTTACATACATTCAAGCTACAGGAGTTACAAATATAAAACTTTATGATGCAGCAACTGCATCTGGAAATATTGTATTTGAATCTACTTTTGGAAGCGAAGGATTAGATATGTATATACCTGGAAACGGAATTAGATTTGAAAATACTATCTATGCAGATGTAACTGGATCAGGATCTGTTACTATCGGATACACTGGCTAGGAGGCTAAATGGCTAACACTACCTCTGGAACAACTACTTTTGATAAAACTTTTTCTGTTGACGAAATAGTAGAAGAAGCTTTTGAACGTTTAGGTATTCAACAAGTATCAGGTTATCAATTAAAAACTTCACGAAGATCATTAAATATAATGCTTCAGGAATGGGGTAATAGAGGTATTCACTATTGGGAAATAGGAGAACTTGATCTTGATTTAATTGAAGGTCAAGCAGAATATAAATTCTTTAGAGCTAGTTCAGATGGTACAAGTGCGGTTTCAAATCCAAATGGTGTATATGGAATATCCGATGTCCTTGAAGCACAATTAAGATCAAATAGAACAGCAACAGATCAATCAGATAGTCCAATGACTAAAGTTGATAGATCTACTTATGCTGCTTTTTCAAACAAGCTTTCTAAAGGAACCCCTAATCAATACTGGGTACAAAGATTTATTGATCATGTTAGTATTAGTGTTTATCCAACACCTGATTCAACTAATGCATCTAGAGATATGCATTTCTATTACATAAAAAGAATTCAAGATATTGGAGCCTATACTAATGCAACTGATATGCCTTTTAGATTTGTACCTTGTATGGTTTCTGGTTTAGCATATTACTTATCAATGAAGTATCAACCACAGCTAACTCAAAACTTAAAATTAATTTATGAAGATGAATTTCAAAGAGCATTAGCAGAAGATGGTTCAGCTTCTAGCACATTTATTACACCAAAAGCTTATTACCCAGGAACTTAATGTCTAAATACGCAACAGGAAAACATTCAAAAGCAATTTCTGATCGATCTGGTATGGAGTTTCCATATAGAGAAATGGTTAGAGAATGGAATGGTGCTTTTGTGCACTATACAGAATTTGAACCTAAGCAACCACAACTTGAACCAAAAGCAATTGGTGGTGATGGTATTGCATTACTACAAGTAAGAACAGATAGAACAGAACCAATCACAACTGTTATGTTACCAGAAGATCCTTTTACAACTTATCAAGCTGGGTCAAGTATTATAAATGTTTTTTCACCAGGACATGGTTTAACAAACGGTACAACTTATTTATTTAGAGGTGCACCTACAACATCTCCTGGAACAGGTACTTCAACTAATCCTGTTTTTGCTTATGCATCAATTCCAAATTTTGATGGAATAACAGGAGCACAAATAGGTCAAGGATCTGGTTATGCTATAACAACAGGTCTTTATGACAGTGGTGCAAGAGTTACAACAGACTATGCTCTATCCAATTTCTTCTTCTTTACAGTTAATGCGGATACTGCTACAACAGGAAACATCAAAGGAGGAGGCTACGGTTGTTCCGTTGGACCTATAACAATAAACGCATGATAAATAAAATTTGGAACTGGATTAAGAATATATTTACACCTGAAAAACAAGACCCTCATCTTAAAATGTATGAAGAAGTGAGAACAGACAAACAAGAAAAGATACGTAGAAAATATGGAGAATCAGAGTAATGGCTTATACTTTAGCAAATCTACAAGATGATATTAGAAATTACACTGAAGTAGATAGTGATGTTTTATCTACAGGGGTTTTAAATACTATAATTAAAAATGCAGAAAACAGAATTTATAGAGATGCAGATTCTGATGATAATAGATTTTATGCAACTTCAAATCTAGCAGCTGGAAGTAGATATGTAACTATACCTTCTGATTTAAGATTTATTAGATATGTTCAATTGACAGATGCTGATGGAAATCAAACTTTTTTAGAGAAAAAAGATACTTCATATATGGCAACTTTTTATGATACTCCAGGTACAGCTTCTGGTATTCCCAAATATTATGCTAACTGGGATGCTAATTATTGGGTGGTAGCACCTACACCAAATAGCACTAATTTAATTACTTTAGCTTATACAAAACAACCAGATTCAATAACAGCTTCACCAGGAAGTACACAAGGGACATATACAAGTAATAAATATCAAGATTTACTTTTATATGGATGTTTGGTAGAAGCATATGGATACTTGAAAGGTCCTGCAGATATGTTACAATACTACGAAGGATCTTTTAAAAGAGCTTTACAATCGTACGCGATCGAACAACAAGGTCGTAGACGCCGAGACGAATATCAAGATGGAGTTATTCGTACACCTCTTAAATCACCATCACCATAAAATAAATTAAGGAGACAATTAAATGGCAAATATAGTACCTGACTCTTTTAAAACAGACCTACTTGGTGGCGTGTTTGATTTTGATTCATCTGGTGGATCAACTTTTAAACTAGCGCTTTATACATCTATAGGTGGTTTTAGTACTTCAACAACTGCTTATACAACTACTAATGAAGTTTCTTCATCTGGTACAAACTATACTGCAGGTGGAAATACTTTAACTAACAACGGTGTAGCAGTAGCAAGTAATATTGCGTACGTTGATTTTGCAGATTCTACTTTTAGTTCTGTAACGTTAACAGCAGTAGGGGCACTGATTTATAAAGGTACAAGTAATGAAGCTGTATTAGTTTTAGACTTCGGTGGATCAAAAACTGCAACTAACGGTGATTTCGTTGTTCAGTTTCCAACTGCTAATTCATCTAGTGCAATCATTAGACTTGGCGACGCGTAATATTTATAAGGAATACAAATGGCGTTAGTAGTAAATGACAGAGTAAAAGAAACAAGTACGACTACTGGTACCGGCACATTCACTTTGGCTGGAGCTGTAACTGGTTTTGAAACTTTTTCTTCTGCTATTGGAAATGGTAATACGACTTACTATGCAATATCTTTACAAGGTGGAGCAGAGTTTGAAGTTGGTCTTGGGACCGTTGCGGCTGGAACATTAGCTAGAACAACTATTATTTCTTCATCTAACTCAGATAGCGCTGTTAACTTTTCAGCAGGCACAAAAGATGTATTTTGTACTTTACCTGCTAGTAAAGCAGTTTATAAAGACGCTTCAGGTGTTGTTGATGGGGTACCAAGTAACGGATTCGTCATTGCTATGTCGATTGCATTATAGTATAAGGAATAAATTATGGCACAAAACTTTAGAAATTATCTAACAAGAGAAACAGGAACTTCAGCAGTTGATGCTTTAGGTGGTGCTGCAAATAGTTTTGATACTTTAATTAGTGTTAGAATGGCTAACGTTACTACTTCAACAATTAATGTTGAAGCTTACATTAGAAGATCGTCAGCAAATTATTATTTAATTAAAAATGCGCCAGTTGTAAGTGGCGGATCATTAGAACTTATTGATGGAGGCTCGAAGATAGTACTTGCTTCAGGAGATCAGCTATTTGTTAAATCAGATACAGCTTCTTCTTTAGATACTGTCGTTGGCGCTGTAGATGATATAAGTACGTAGGAGGAATCATGGCTTATTTAGGAAACGCTCCAAAACAAAATTTAAATACCATGAACTCTCAACAGTTCAATGGTGATGGATCCACGGTCAATTTTACATTAAGTCAAAGTGTTTCAAATACTGCAGAAGCAGAAGTATATGTTGGAAACGTGAGACAAGATCCGTTTTCCGCTTACTCAATATCAGGTGGTACAACTTTAGCTTTCACAGAAGCCCCACCATCAGGAACAGCAAACATCTATGTAGTGTTCCAAGGTAAATCTACGGGTAGTATTAACCCCGGTCAAAACAGTATTCAAGCAGGAATGATTTCTGCAATCAACGGTGGATATAAAAATTTAGCAACAGTTTCAGAAACAATTACAGTTGCTGCAACGGACAACATGATGTTATGTGGTCCAGTATCATTTACAGCAACAGTCACAGTAAACGGGACATTAACGGTAGTATAATATGGCAACATTATTTGTAGATAAAATAGACCCACAATCAGGAACAAGTTTAACAATAGGTTCTTCAGGAGATACTGTTGCTTTAACTTCAGGTGTTGTTCAAAGTAATTTAAACTATCCAGCTTTTGAAGCTTTTGCTAATGCTTCAGTAAATTTATCTAGTAATGTAAACACAAAAGTTCAAGCGAACACAGAAATTTTTGACTCTGATAGTTGCTATGATAATTCTACAAATTATCGTTTTACTCCAAACAAAGCAGGTAAATATTATGTTTATGCAAAAGGTAGAGGAGATTGTGATGGAAATAATGACGTTATGAGAGTTATTTCTATTATGTATAAAAATGGTGCTGAACTTATGAGCTCACCTCAATATGCAAATATTTCAAACCCAGCAAATTTTTTTACACCTTTTGTATCTGGAGTAGTTGATATGAATGGTTCATCAGACTATGTTGAATTTTTTATCAACGTATTAGTTTCAGGTGGCACTCCATTAGTTTTTGGTGATTCTAGTTTAAGAACAACCACTTTCGGTGCATACAGGATAGGATCATAATGGGAACAATTAAAACAACAAATATAGAACCAATCGCGGACAACGGCACAGTAACCCTGGGTAGTTCTGGGGATACGTTTACTCTAGGTTCAGGTGTTGTTCAAAGTAATTTAAACTATCCAGCTTTTGAAGCGTATGGAAGTAGTGACCAAACAGCATCAGATAATACTTGGACTAAATTAAATATGAACACAGAAATTTTAGATACAAATTCTATGTACAATACATCTACATATAGATTTACTCCAACAGTATCTGGAAAATATTATGTTTATGGTCATGTTGCTATGTACAGTAATACAAATTATCAATTACAAATTCCTAACTTAGCCATTTATAAAAATGGGTCGGAATATAAACACACACCTCAAAACTTTGGAACAGCTTCTCCACCAAATGAAGTATCTATATTTTTAGCATCAACGATAGATTTTAATGGGAGTTCAGATTATGTAGAACTTTATGCTAGAGGTAATGTAATTAGTGGCGTACCTGTTTTTGAAATTGGTTCGGCAGTTGGAGTTTTCGGTGCATACAGGATAGGATCATAATCATGGCATCAATTATAAAAGCAAATCAACTACAGGACTTTGGCGGTAACAGCATTATCACGTCTGATGGTGCGGGTAATGTGACTCCTAATGCAAGTGGAATTAAAAACACTCCAGCTTTTGAAGCATTTTTAAGTTCTGATACAAGTCAATTGTCAAATGATACTGATACAAAAATTACTTTTGATACAGAAATTTACGATAGCGATGGAACTTATAATAATAGTAATGGTCGTTTTACTCCAGCAATAGCTGGAAAATATTTTGTATATGGAAGATTAGAATTTGAAGATAGTAATGTTGGAACTACTGATGAACATATGGTTAAAATTTTTAAAAATGGAAGTCAAGATAGTGTTTTTTTTACACAACCTAGTGCAAAACATAGTCTTATTTCATATCATGAGGTATTTGATTTAGATGCAGATGATTATATTGAAGTATATGCAAAAATTAACAATAGTGATGGAACAAGAAAAATTAATGGTTTAGCTGCAAATCAAAAGGCTTCAACATTTGGAGCATACAGAATTATAACATAGGAAGTTAATTATGGCATTAAGTAGAATAGATACAACAAACATGATCGAGGATGTACCTCAATCGAAACTTGATAATAATGTCAACTTCAGAAACATCATCATCAATGGTGACATGAGCATAGCACAAAGAGCGACTTCTGTTAGTGGTGTTAATAGTTCTGGCTATCGTTCATTAGATAGATTTAAACAAACTTTTTCTGGTGGAGATGTTGGAACTTGGACACAATCACAATCTACTGATGTGCCTAGTAGTCAAGGTTTTGCTAATTCTTTAAAATTAGATTGTACTACTGCTAGAACTTCTCCATCATCAGATGAAGGTTTATTTATTGAACAAAAAATAGAAGGTCAAAACTTACAGTATTTAAAAAAAGGTACATCAAGTGCAGAGAGTACAACTCTATCTTTTTGGGTTAAATCTAATAAAACTGGAACTTATATAGCTGAATTAAGAGACCAAGATAATTCAAGAACAATATCAAAATCATACACTATTTCATCAGCAGATACTTGGGAAAAGAAAACAATTACTTATGCTGGAGATACATCTGGTGCATTTACTAATGATAATGGAGATAGTTTAAGACTTATACATTGGTTAGTAGCTGGAAGTGATTTTTCATCTGGAACTTTACAGACTTCTTGGGGTACAATCACAGCCGCAAATAGAGCAGTAGGTCAAGTCAACCTTGCAGATAGCACAGATAACGAATGGTATATTACAGGCGTACAATTAGAAGCTGGAACAACTGCATCTGATTTTGAGTTCTTGCCTGTTGATGTGAATTTAAGAAGATGTTTAAGATACTATGAAGAACTTGGTGTTGCTTCATTTGCACAAGCTAATGATTCATCATCTTTTTGGACTAGCTTTAATTTTAGAGAAAGAAAAAGAGCAAATCCATCAGCTTCTTTATTAACAACAAGTTTATCAATAGCAGGTTGGGGAGTTTTTACAAGGACTACAACTTCAGCAACAATTGCTGCATCATATTTACAAAATACAGATGCAGTTTATGTAAGACTTGGAGGTTTTAGTGGAAATACTGGTGGTCAAACTGGAACACCATTTCAAGCATTTGCTGAAACAAATGGAATGAAACCATGTATAGCATTTAGTTCGGAGTTATAATTATGATTAGTAGTGTAGAAAAACAATATGTAGAGAATGAGTTTACAAGTTACAAAATGACTTTGATTGATGGTAAAGTTTGGTCAGTACCACTAGACGAAGCAAACACAGATTACCAAGCAATACAGGAGTGGATTTCAGAAGGAAATACAGTTATTGATAACCCACCAGAATAATATATAATAACCTAAAGGAGAAAAACTATGGCATCACTTTCAAGCAAAATCAAACAGTACGCATCAGATAATGGTGTCGCTTCTGTTGACTTTATGACTGACGTTTTGCTTCAGGACGACTCAAACGGTCAGGGGCCCTACATCAAGGAATGGAATATTTCTGGATTAGCAAAACCGACTGATGAGCAACTGAACGCTGTAGATTCTGCTGCAGATCTTGAAGAGAGACAAAATGCAGTTAGAGCTACAAGAAGAAACGCCTACGGTGATCTAGGTTCACAGCTCGACATGCAGTACCACGATTCTAAAGATGGTACTACTACATGGAAAGACCATGTAGAAGCTGTCAAGACTGCAAACCCGATCCCAACTGAATAAGGAGATTAACAATTGGCTTACGTTGGAAAAGCTCCTCAAACAGGAGCGTATCAAATACTGGATGACATATCAGGGTCATTCACCGGATCAACACCAGGACCGTTTAACTTAACGGTGAACGGCACCGCTGTGTCTCCTGGAAACGAAGCTAATTGTATAATCTCTGTATCAGGAGTTATCCAAGAGCCACAATCAGCATTTACAATATCGGGAAGTCAGATTACTTTCACATCAAATCCTGCTAGTTCAGATACTTTTTTCGGAACAGTATTAGGTGATGTATTTGATATTGGAACTCCAACAGATTCAACAGTGACAGCAGGAAGTTTAGCATCAACATTTTTTATGAAAAATAGTCAAACGTTCACAAGTATATCAATGGCAGGTTCAAACAACGGAGCGTTAGTTGGACCCGTTACAGTTAGTGGTACAGTGACTATACCATCAGGGAGTACATTCGTAATTTTATAATGAGTAAACTAGAAACAAATCAAGTCGATCCAGCTACAGGTACTACGCTAACGCTAGGTACATCAGGAGATACAATAACAATTCCATCAGGAGTAACTATTGCAAACTCTGGTACGGCTACAGGATTTGGTGGAACTAACACTCCAGCTTTTTCTGTTAGAAAGTCTGGAGACCAAAGTTTAGATAATTCTGAAACAAATACAAAAATAACTTTTGATACAGAGGATGTTGATACTAATGGTACTTTTGCAAGTAATAAATTTACACCAGCTGTGGCTGGTAAATATTTTATAACTTTAAATGTATTTGTAGAAAGCACAGGTAATGGAGAAGTTCAAATTATTACTGCAAAAATTTATAAAAATGGATCTCAAATAAGTGGTAGTGATGGTAGAGTAGATTTTAGAGGTAATCCAGGTAGAGGTGCAGGAGTATCTACAACTGTATTGGTAGATTTAGATACAGATGATTACATAGAAGGTTTTGCAGCTAATTCTGCAAATGGTAGTAGTTCAAGTATCAAAATTGGTGGAACAAGAATGCAAGGTTTTAAAATTATAGAATAATATTATGGCAGACGGAACTTTAAAAGTAGGAACAATAACAAACAGCGCAGGATCTGGTAACATTACTATTGGATCAGGTGTTACGTTGTTGTCTAGCACACCAGCTTTTCATGCAACAGTAAGTGCTACACAAGCTATAGCACAAGATACAACAACTTTAGTACAATTTAATTCAGAAGTATTTGATACAGATAGTTGTTATGATACAAGTGCATATACTTTTACTCCAAATAAAGCAGGTAAATATTACATTTACTCCATGGTTAGATACGAAACATCTACTGATTTTCAAAGTAGTCAAATGTATATTTATAAAAATTCTAGCACTGTTTGTTATGTTGTATCTCCAAATGAACACTATTCAAAACTTTCAGCTCAAGCCATTGTAGATTGTAATGGAACTACTGATACTGTAAGTATTTATGTAAGACAAGAATCTGGTGCTGGTTCTTTAAATTTAACAAGTACTAATACACAAGCATTTTTTTACGGATATAGGTTAGGAGCATAATATGAGTAGCATTTTAAAAGTAGACCAGCTTAAAGATTCAGGAGGCAATGCAATTATTACCTCAAATGGTTCTGGTACATTTACTAGTAGCCTACCTAATACTGGAATTACAATGGCAGACCAATGGAGATTAACTACAGGTTTTACTGGTGAAGCTAATCCAATAGCTTCAAATTTAGAACGAAATGATACTGCTCCATCTTTAAGTTATCTTGGTTCACAAATGACAGAATCTTCAGGAATATTTTCGTTTCCATCAACAGGTATTTATTATGTAAGTTTTACAGTTTCTTTTAAATTAAATTCAGGTAGTAGATTTTGTTCAGCATTAATAATGGGAACAACAAATAATTCTTCTTATTCTACTTTATCTGAAGGTTCTACATTTATTACACAAACAGGTGGTGCTGAAACTTATGCAATTTCTTCTACAGATCAATTATTAGATATAACAGATACATCAAATCAAAAAATTAAATTTCGTGTAGGTCTTCATGATGTAAATACTGAAACTATGGGAAATACAAATTACGACTTAACAGCAATGCGTTTTATTAGATTGACAGATACATAGGAGAATTATGACAGAACAAGAATGGTTAAATACAGCTTTAGCACAAATGCACACAGGTCAATGGTTTGGTTGGAAAAAAGACTGGACTGGTGAACATAGAATGTCTTACGAAAATATTATTGTACATGACAGTTCAATTACAAAACCTACTGAAGCTGAAGTAAATGCAAAGATACAAGAATTAAAAGACGCTGAACAAGCAGCAATAGATAAAAAAGCCTCTGGTAAACAGAAGCTAAAAGATTTAGGATTGGACGACGACGAAATTAAAGCGTTGATAGGATAAATTATGGCGATAACAAGATTAGGCGGAGCGAATGCAATTACAGGGACGATACCAACAAGTGTTGCACCTGGACAAGGTAAGGTTTTGCAAGTTGTATCTGCAACTAAAACAGATACGCAATCTACATCTACTGCTACTTTTGTTGATGTATCTGGTTTGAGTTTATCTATAACTCCATCATCAACTTCAAATAAAATATTTTTAGTTCTTAATATTAATATTGATGGTTCGGAAAGATATATGGGTGTTAAATTTGTTAGAGGTTCAACTGATATTGGTATTGGTGATGCAGATGGTAGTAGAGCAAGATTAACAATTTCCTCTATGAGAAATCATAGTGCAGATGGTGATGGTTATGTAATGCATAATTCATCAGCTAGTTTTCTAGATTCTCCAAATACTACTTCAGCAACTACATATAAAATTCAAGCTGGGTTGCATTATGGTAATGCACAATCTTTATATATTAATAGACCACATGAAGACCATGCTGGTTCTTATATAGCTAGAGGAATTTCAACATTAACAGCATACGAAATAGCAGGATAATTTATGATAGATAAAGCAATTTTAAAAATAAATCCAACAGCAGAGTTTTCTGTTCATGGCGAAAATATAAATACTATTGAATGGCACAATGGAACAACACCTATACCAGTAGCTGACATAGAAGCTAAGATGACAGAACTACAAGCAGAGTATGATGCTGAAGAATGGAAAAGAAATAGACAAGCAGAATACCCAACAATAGACGATTGTATCCACGCACTATTAGATGGTGGTGATACGCTTACAGAATTACAAGCTAAAAGAACAGCTACTAAAAATAAATATCCGAAATCAGGAGCGTAATAAATGGCTTTTGGAATAACTACATTTGCAGAAGCTCCTTTTGCAGCCACAGGTTCATCGAACGCAACTGCTGCAGTCACAGGTATAAGTTTAGCTTCTAGTATAGGAGCAATACAATCTGTAACAGGAGATGCAAATATCAATGTTACAGGTGTTCAATTAACAGGTTCTTTAGGTAATTCCACAATAGACTTAAATACAATTGTAGGTGTAACAGGCTCACAATTAACAATGACACTAGGAGAAGAAACTCCTTTAGCAAATGCAACAGTATCTGTTACAGGATCTCAACTAGGTTTATCACTTGGTACTTACTCTATAAGTGCTGATGGTAATGTAAGTGTAGTTGTAACCGAACATGACATGGTAATGACTGCAGGTGCGGTACAAGAAGTAACTGGAGATGCAAATGTTAATGTTACAGGGACTCAAATAACAGCAAGCTTAGGTGAAGAAACAATAGATATTAACACTCCTGTAGATGTTACAGGATCACAATTAACAGGTTCTATAGCTTCAGTAACAATAGATCTAAATACAGTTGTTGATGTAACAGGTATACAAATGACAGCTTCTATCAATAGTCCACTAGTTACTGCATGGTCTAATGTAGATCCAGATGTAACGAATACATGGACTGAGGTAAATAAAGGAGTTTCTAACATTTGGACAGAAGTTGATAAGGCAGCTTAAAAAGGGTATAATACGAAATTATGGCATCAACATATTCATCAGATCTTAAATTAGAACTAATGGCCACCGGTGAGAATGCCGGTACATGGGGAACTAAAACAAACACAAACTTAGAACTTGTTCAACAAGCAATTGCTGGTTTTGAGTCTATCTCTCTTTCAAGTGGTTCTACTACAGCTTTAGTTATGAGTAATGCATCTATTTCTACTGCTAGAAATATGGTAATTAAATTTGCAACTATTACTCTTTCAGGTGCAACCACAGTAACCATACCAGACTCTATAGAAAAATTTTATATATTCGATTGCAGATTAATTACTAATCCTACAAATCTTACTATTAAAACTGCATCAGGAACTGGATTCACACTAGATGCTTCAAAAATTTATGCAGCGTATGCTGATGGTACAAACTTAAACGAAGTATCATTAGATACTTTAGGAGGCACATTAGGGACAGCTCAAATTGCTGATGATGCAGTGACCAATGCGAAAGTGGCGGATGATGCAATTCAATCTGCTCAACTTGCTGATGACGCAGTGCTAACTGCAAATATTTCTGCAAATCAAGTTAGTACAGTAAAATTAGTTGATAATGCTGTGACTGCTGCAAAGCTTGAGAGAAAATTTACAATAAGTACATCTTCACCGTCTGGAGGGAATGATGGAGACATTTGGCTTCAGTATTCATAATGTATGAGTGTAGGAACATTTGTTAAAGTAAGCGGTGTTTGGAAAAGAGTAAATAGACTTTACAGTAAAGTTTCTGGAACTTGGCAAGAAGCTATAAATGGATATTCAAAAGCATCAGGCACTTGGGAACTAACTCATGTTGCTTACGCTGCATCTGGTTATACTACTATTGGTGCAGGTTCAGGTTCAATATCAGTTCCATCACAAGCAAATGCAATACACTTTCAATATGGTGTTGGTGGAGGAGGTGGTGCCACAGGTGGTATAAGTTACGATAAAGCAGGTGGAGAATCTTCTGGAGCTGCAGGTGGATCAGCTGGATATATTTCAGATGTAATCTATAGTGTATCAGGAGGATCAAGTTATTCTTATTCTATAGCATCAGGAGGAAACGCAGGAAATCAATCAGCTAATTTTGGTCATCCTAAGATTGGATCGGCAGGAGGAACAACATCAGTAACAGGGCTATTTTCATTATCAGGTGGCGGTGGAGCTTCTCTTACAGGAGGTGGAGTACAAGGGCCATTAGCAAGTGGGTCTGGAGGATCAGCTGGTTCTTTTTCTAATTCTGGTACTAGAATTACATCAGGTCAGTATTTAGATAGTAGCTTTAATTTACAAACTGTTGGATCTACTTCTGATTTAACAAACGGCCCAAGAGGGACTTTTAACCAAGCAGCAAACGGAACCGCAGGAGGTTGGAATGGTAACTGTGGTGGAGATAATTGTAGAATAGGTGGTACTACAGGAGCATCTTCCTATGGAGGCGCGCATTCAGGTGGTTCTGGCGGAAGTTCTTCAGGGAGTGGTACTGCAGGTGGACACGGTACTCGTGGTGCTGGTGGTGGAGGTGGAGCTGCACAAGTAACAGGTGGTGGTGCTACAAGCGGTGGTAATGGTGGACAGGGAGAATTTAAATATAGATTTTTAAATGTATTCTAGTATAAAGATTTTATGGAAGCTAGTTTTACTAAATGGTTTGGTGAACCTATTTATATTTCTAAAGTAGAATATTTTAAAGAAATAAATAAAAAAATTGTTCCTTTGATAGAAAAAAATATAATTCCTACGAATTCTCAATATGCAAGAACAACAGATGTTAAGCCTAAAGAGCTTCAAAGTATAGATGATAATTTACATCTTAACAAAGATTTTGAAATTCTATATACTGAAATAAGAAAACATATTTTAGAATATCTTGAAATACAAAAATATAATTTAAATGTTTTTGATATTTACATGCTCAAATCTTGGGCGACTTACTCATTGAATGATCAATTACTACACATGCATAAACACATGGCTAGTCATTTTAGTTTTGTGTATTATCCAAAAGCAGATAAACAAGGTAATTTAAGATTTGTATCAAATACTGGTCATGATACACATATGCACATACCTTCAAGGGAAGAGTACTTCACAAAGTTT